TTATATGGCTTTTTTTGACTGTTCTATTTTCTGGCACTTTTCCTCCCACTCAATTATGTCTTGAGTTAAATAACGTTTCATTGTGCCGCCTGAAGAATCAAAAGCTGGGGCTGGGAATGGTATTCCCCATGGCGTTTTTGCTTCCCATCTATTTAATGTACGCTTCGTTATATGAAACATTTCACAAACGCTATTAGATGTTAGATATTTACTCATCATCATGACACCTCCTTCAAACTCTGCTTAACTGAATCGGGCAAGCCAAATACATCTTTAAATGCCTGATTAAAACCGCCGTCATTAATAAAGCTATCTATAGTGTTTCTAGATTGCTCATGCTTTGCGATATAACTGGAAAGCATTTGGTAAATAGCGTCAGTATTTCCATCATCAACTTCAATGGTTGTTATGCCGGATTTATGGGAGATAGATAATCGCAAATCTCCCTGAAATCCCTCTACTGCTAAAAAGAAAACATCAGCTTGTTGCTGTTCTAGCATCAAGTTAAAGGGCTTGTCCTTGTGCAGCTCGTCAATAATAAAGTTGGCCACGGCTATGTTTGTTTGCTGGATATTATTCATTGGCCGGCTCCTTTGGATCTTCACCTAGCGCAGACCAGTGAGTAATTTTTTCCTGAATTAATGCTTCACCGCTGATAGGGCAAGAAAAACCAAAATGATTTTCCCAGTCAGCCGCTATCTGCTCACCTTCGATAAAAATTTGATAACGTCCATTGATGTGCGGTGATTGTTTTTCGTAATCAATCCAATTCGGCACCGCTTGGGCTTTGGTCAATTGATCTTTTAACTCATCAATTTCTCTATTTAAGTTCTCTTGACGTTCCTGTGCTTGGTCTATAGTTGTTAATAAGCCTCTAACCACGTTATCTACCGAAAAATGGTCAAGCTTTGGGTAGCTACTTGTTAAGATTAGTTCTCCACTCTTAAACTCATTAAGAGTCTTCTTTAGACATATAGTTAAAGCACGACTTGCGTGTTCATTCGACCATATCGAAACTTGTTCAAAAGCATGAAATTCCAAACGCTCTAAAACAGCTTCCACAAGATTCATTGTTTCATTAAACTCTGTATTAGGAGCTTCTCTTTCTTTCTGAATATCCATCACACCACCAATATTTTATTAAAATAGAAAATTAAGTCTTAAAACTTCTCTACTTATTTATTTAAGTAGAGAAGTAGCTCTAAATATTTAAGTGACACTTTCATGGGATAAGTGGATGCCGACCAGCTTCTCACCTTCGATAAGCCACTCAATTTTTTCTAAGCCAAATAGATCCGTGAGCAGCTTATTAACTTGTTCATGGTGTAGAGTTAATTCACTTTTACTAATGACTACTGTCTTAATTTTTGACTTAAAAACTTCTAAAGCTGATAAAGAGTGGCTTTCTTCAGTTTTATTTACTGGCATATCAACAAAAGCTTTCCATTTTTCTTCTTGAACTTCTTCTGCTTTAATTTCAGTTTCCGGTGTAGAAGTCTGTTCAATTTCATAAAGTGCTTCTTCACTAACAAGCTTGTAATGAAACGACCCAGTAACACCACTACGTTGAATGCTATAAGTCTTTTTTAACATCCAGAGTGCATTGGCAAATTGCTTATCAGTTACAGCTAAAGTTTGAATAATCTCTTCTCCAAGCAGACCATTCTGGTTTTTCTTTAATAGCTGCAATATTTCAGCTTGTATGTTTCGTTTGGCTTTCAATGGTTCTGGTTCTGGCTTCTCTATGGCCGAAGTTTGAACTTGAACTCGTGGTACATTATTTAAAAAATACACCCCATCTTCTTGAGTTACCTCTATAGTTGATAAGATATTTTTGACCGTCTTTATGCTCAGTCGGCATACAGTCATTAACTGAGCAATTGATAGACCCATTGGATCATTGTTAAGAGCATCAACTACCTTTTGTTTAGCTTTCTGAAGGTGATTTTGTTCTTCAAGTCTTCTTAAATCTGCTGCTGAATTCATTACATTCTCCAGTTGGCTTCTTTAAATTTTGCGTTAGTGATAAGAGCTTCAATTTCAAACAGGCTGACATTGGTAAAGATGTGATCCATCTTGCAGCCGTATACTGTTAGAACCCGAGTCATAGAGGAATACTGATATCTCATGCTTCCTGTACTCCATCAGTAGACAGCAGATCCAACTGGTCTAAAGTGACCTTTCGTTTTGAGTAAGCATTTAGTACAGCAATATGATGCTCAGGATGCATTGAAGGCTTTGCGGCAGTGATAGCCGGTGCATACTTCTCTAATGCTTCAGTCGTGTTCAGATTTAAAATGTGCTCAATCATCTGGTCACGCTTAGTTGCACTAAAAATATGAATAGGCTGTTCTGTAGCGTCAGCAGTTTGCTTTTTCTCTTGAATTAAAGCCTCAGCTTCCTTCTGTAAACGCTTGAGCTCATCTACACTTATTGCCTTTTCTTCCACATCGTTTGATGTTGAGTTTTGGACATTTTCAGGCCCAATTTCTTCTGCTGGTGTAGTAGCTTGTTCAGCTGCAGCTTTTTCAATTTTTGCAATCTGCTGCTCAGCTGCTACGTTTAAATAATTAATCTGAGTTTTGCTTAAGCGATTGTCAGGATTTATTTCATAACGCAGCTGCATTACTTCTTCAGTAGTAGTGAGCTTATGCAAGCGAAGCAAGTACTGCTTTTTCAGTTCTTCCGGATCTATCCATTTCTCAACAGCTTGAACAGGCTCAGCTTCAACCGACTTTTCAATATTCGGTATGGTGTCGCCTGGACCAGCAGGTTCGCTGGTCTGTTCGGTATCTTCCTTGGCTTTTCGACTACGACGTTTCTTTTCAGGCTTGTAATGACTTTCTATCGTTAAAGGGTAAGCAATAGTTCGTCCAAGAAGTTTACCAATTGCTTGTAGCTGTAATTCAGCATTCTCCTGATCCATCTGGGCAAAACCATTTTTCACACATTCAACATACTTTCCAGACAGTGAAGTGAATTGAGTGTGTGCAATGTGATTAGGATAAACCAAAAAAACCTCCTGACCTTCTACAACATCATCAAGCTCCAAAGGTTTGGTAAACGTAATACCGGCCAGTTCCATGGTTTCTACTTTGATGCAAAACTCATGGCCCGGCATTGCGAAAACTGTAGCAGGAAAACAATCTAGATCTTCGAAATCCATCAATTTACCAACAGCACGGCACATGATATTTCGGCCAGCCATCATTGCTTCAAACGCTTCTTTGCTATTTAAAATATTCATGCTACAGCTCCCTGTTTAGGAATTTTATTAATGATGTAAGCCTTTACTGCTTCTAAGCACTCAGCCTGAATACCCATGAGGCTTTCAATACCTTGTTCTTCACAAAAACTCATTACATCTATTTCAGCTTTGTTTAACAGCTCTTGGATCTCGTCACGCTGCTCATCGCTAATTCCTTTGAAATCCGGTGGATTGGACCAGCGCTTAGTTTCTTTATTGAAAGTGCACTTAAGAGCTCGAGCACGAATCTGGATGGCATACCACATTTGTTTGGTATATCGATGCTCTGGATCAAGGGATTCAGTAAGCTGATTTAAATCACTTGCATAATTAGCTTCTTCACAGTTCTGCTCAAAGTTTTGCAAATCCGCAGTTGCCTTAGTCTCAGCGATCTGCTCAGGGGTCATAGAGTTAATGTAGTCCTTGGACTGCTGAATTAACTGAGCTAAAAATGTCGCTTCATGCTCCAGATCTGGAACTAGAACCTGACCAAGATTTCCCGAATTTTTTGCATGATGAGTAGGGGATGGACAGAAGTTGATAATCCGTTCCATTACACCTTCTTCATTGGTGTTTGAGTTCATGTAGCCCATTACATCAGCCATGCGGTAAAGCATATTTCTGTTTTTACCACCCAAGTCAGGGCGGAAAACTTTGATCTTATCCTTACCGCTTTCCTCCTCTACGGCATGAGCGATAAACACCACATCTTTACCGTATGAGATCCACTTGTGGATGGTCTGCATAAACATATTATTGGCAAGACCTTGTGCTTTGATTGTTAGAGATCCATCACGTTGTCGGTTCTCAGCATTGTTTGATAAATGCGTTTTAATACAGTCCAGCATTGCACCTACTGTGTCACAAACAATAGTTTGATAATCGACAAGGTCACCAGCTACCATGCCTGAAACATCAGACCACTGGCGTACCTGGACTACATCACCACGTCGTAACTTGTTACCTACACGGTGTGAGCCTTTATCAAAGTCAAAGACAACAGGCTTTTCAGCAGTATGAGCCAAAGTGCTTTTACCAATACCCGGATCGGTGTAAAGGTAAAAGATGATTGATTCAACAAGTAAAGGCTGACTTGATTTAGTAATATTTAGAGCCATGATATTTCCCCTTATCTCGATCCGACCCAGCCCATACGACGCTTATATGCTTTGCGGTCATATGAAGGAATATGTGATTTTTGCAGACCAATCGCTAAAGCCTTGCGGCGCTGGAATATACGTTCACGTTCGAAGTTTTTACGAATCCAGGGTTTGGCCACATGCTCTTCAAGAGTGACTTTTACTAGCTCACCGGTTTGACGGTCTTCAATGCAAATATCTTTGCCTTGTTCAACGTAGACGGTATTGCCAAGACGCATGACCATTTGACCTTGCTCAAAGCCACCCAGGTATTCAGAGAATGTTTGAGTAGAAGTTGTCATTAGCGGGCCTCCACAACTTGAACCAGTTGAGATTCTTGAGAGAACTTCGCGTTATAGGCATGGGCTTGGACTGCTTGAGTTTCTGCATCATCTGCACAGCTGCGGAGCATGGCGACCAAACCGATAAATAAGATTAGCAACAAGAGGAAAGCGCAAAGGTCAGCGAAGATAGAACGGGGTTTACCATACATCTCTTCAGTTGTTGGTTCTTGAAAGAGGATCTGAGTCGTTTGACTCTTAACAGCTTTTTGTTTCATAATGGCCTCGTTGTGTTAGAAAAGCCCGTTTGATGTCCAGTCCAGCGGGCTTTTTGTTTATCTTGTTTTTAAAGCATACTTTAATATATATTAGTTGTAAAGCATGCTTTAATAATAATTATAAAATATGCTTTAAATTTTTTATTGGGCACTTTAAAAAATCTCAATAAAATTATTTAAATTTCTGAAATGTGACAGGAAACCTATATCTGGATTTGTAGATGGTAGAGAGGAAGGGGGAAACTATATAAAATGTAGAAAATAATTTTTGTAGATAAATAAATGGAATTTTTCTTATTTTTAATTTGCTTAGTAGTAGCTGTTGCTGCAGCATTTTTCTTTAAAAAAAGTAGAAGCCAGGCTGAGAGAATAGACACCCTCAGTAAAAGCAACAAGAAACTCACCTTAGAAATAGTGGATAAAAATGATAAAGCTACTACTGATGGTCGGCAGATATATGACTTAAAAAAGCAAATAAATACTCTTGAAGAACTATTAGAGAAATTATCTAAATATCAAAAAATAATTGATATAGAAGGATATATACAAAGTGAAAAAGATAACTTTGCACAGTTTATGAAGCTTAAGGGGGAAGAGTTTAAAGAATTCTGTGATAAGGAAAAATTAAATTTGAATGCTGAAAAAGCAGCATGGGCGAGAGAAAAAGAGGCAGAATTATGGCTTTTCAATAGTACGAAAAAAGAATGGGAACAGGAAAAAAACCAAAGTTTAGAGTCTTTGAAGTTATACAAACGGATGATAGTTTCTGAAGCCAATACTTTAAAAAATAACATTAAAATTAAAACCAAAGAGGTCGAGAGCTTCCTAGAAGAGCACAAAGAAAGGGAGATGCTCTTGATTGAAAATGAGGCTAGACAATTGTTGGGAGAGTACTTTGGATTAGCAAATGAGAAATTAGAACTTTCTAAAATTGTTAAAGCACTGGAAAACAAAATTCATGGTTATAGTGATGAATATCTTCTTCCTGCTCAAACTTTATTGGATGATCTAATTGATGGTTATGATCATCTGGATGCAGCACAAAGACTCAAGCAAGTAAAATTGGAAATTAAGACAGCAATAAAGCAAGGTGTGGTTGCTGAGTGTGACTATGTCGAAGATTTGAGAAAGAATACTGCTATTGCGTTTATTACTAACGCATTCAATGGTAAGGCTGATGTACATGCTTCGAGATTAAGACACGACAATGTAGGTAAACTAGTTCAAGCCTTAAAGGATGATTACTTATTGCTGAACAATTATGGACAAGCTTTCAGAAATGCCAGAATTAATCCTTCTTACTTAGCTCTTCGTGCCGAAGAATTAAAATGGGGCGCGATAGTATTAGATTTTAGAGAAAAAGAACGAGAAGAACAGCGCGCTATACGTGAACAAATTAAAGAAGAGGAAAAGGCTTTAAGAGAATACGAACGTGCTATACGTGATGCAGAAAAAGAAGAGCAATTACTAAGGAAAGCGTACGAAAAGGCTAAAAGAGAGTTTGAGAAATCTTCAGACGACCAGAAGGCTATTTATGACCGTGAAATGTCAGATTTATTGTCAAAGCTTAAGGAAGCTGAAGAAAAGAATGAGAGAGCTTTATCTATGGCTCAACAAACCCGAGCTGGTCACGTTTATATTATTTCTAATATAGGCTCATTTGGAGACAATGTTTTAAAACTAGGCATGACCAGGCGCTTAGAACCAATGGATCGGGTAAAGGAATTAGGGGATGCTTCAGTTCCCTTCACATTTGATGTGCATGCGATGATCTATAGTGAGGATGCACCAACTCTTGAAAAAATGCTTCATCATCACTTTAATCATCAAAGAGTAAATAAAGTTAATTATAAAAAAGAATTTTTTAGGGTGGCTTTAACTGATGTTAAAAATTATTTGGAGGAGCAAGGTATTCAAGCTAAGTTCACTTTAAAAGCAGAAGCCTTACAATACAGAGAGTCATTAAGAATTGAAGCATTGCCAGATGATGAACAAAGAAAACTTGAAGATAAAATTGAGGAAATAGAATTAAGAAATAAACAAGCAATTCCCTTGGAGTGTGAATAATTTAAAAGGCCTGCGAATGCAGGCTTTTTTATATTTAAATTTTTCTGTACTGGCCTACCACCTTTCCAACTAACCGACAGCCCTTAGGTAACTTCATAATTTGTTCAGGCCATTCCGGGTTTAAAGGCTGCAAATACATCTGATTGCCTTCGATAATTAATTTCTTAAAAGTACACTCTACATCATCTGGACAGCATACGATAACAAGATCATCTGTCCTTAAGTCACACATAGGATAGTCTGGATTCACATAAATTCTATCCTCAGGCTCAAATCGAGGATACATAGATAAGCCTTTAACCACTAAAGCATAACCATTTTTGCCACAATCTTTATTAGGGGGAAGCCATTCATCGAATTCCGTATCTTCAGGAACGGAATCGATACCAGTCCAAGGCCCAGCTTGAACCCAGCTGATAACAGGAATTGGGCGGCCAATTAAGTCAATTTTTTGAGAAATATCTACATTATTATCAAGCTTCTGATTAGTACCATCTTCTTCAAGCATTTGATATTTTTTATCGCCAGCTAGCCAATGAGGGTTTACACCGAAATACTGGGCTGCCTTAGCATTAGTGAGACTGTCTAAAGAGTTTGTTTTTCCATTTATCCATTGACCTACAGCAGCAACAGATACACCACAATACTTAGCTAAATCTTTTCTATCTAACTTTTTTAACTTCTTCTGCGATATGAAGTGGGCAATAGCCTCGTTAATTCTGTCTTGAAGGTCGTTCATAATGAAATCTACTTTAATTTAAAGCTAGCTTACAACAAGAATAATAAAGCTTGCTTGCAAATATTTATTAAAGTACACTTTAATTATTAAAGCGAACTTGGTTATAAATATGAGAGTTCTAATCAAAACTAATGATGCCGTTAGACATTTCAAAAATGCCTCACGGCTAGCTGAAGAGATTGGTATTACCCCTCAAGCTATTAATCAATGGGGTGATTACGTTCCAGATCCGTCGGTAGGGAAAATTATGGCATTAGTACCAAATATCCCCTATGAAATCGTCAGAAATAAGTCTGAATCTGCTCTAACAACTTAAACATTCTGACCTTCTCAAAGCCACAAGTAAACGTGAATAAAAACAAGGGTTCACATATGGAATTTAGCAAAGAAGCACAAGCTGCTCTGTATAAGATGATCCGTCATACACCAGGTATTGATGCAAAACAGATTGCTGAAGTACTGGGCGACTCTCATAAAACCGTTCTGAATTACGGCAATCCGAATATGGATTATCAGCCGAGTCTTAAAAAATTTGAAGCCATGCTCGAATACACAGAAAACCCGGCGGTACTTCAAGTATGGGCCCACAAGCTGAATCTCGCGCTAATCCCGACAGGCTGCGAAGGCGACAAGCATCGAGAGTTATCTGTGATCGAAGCCATGATGCAGGCAAATATCTGTAACGGGCAGGCCAACCAGAAAGTCTATGAAGCTTATGAAGATGGTGTGATTACACCGGCAGAGTATGAAGAGATTCACAGTATTTTTACAAGAATTATTGAGTTTGCTAAAGCGGCTGATCAAGCAGCCTACAAGCAAATGCAGAAATATACCGCAGCTACACAAACTGTAAAAAATGAAAAAGCCTGACGTTCAAGGTCAGGCTTTTTCTAACTCATACAGGCATGAATGAATTATGAAAAAGAATTTATCAGAACACGCTAGTAATTGCAAACCTGTTGATCTGAAACAGGATAAAAGCCGTTCAACGGCTAAGCCTCTTCTTAAAAATCGTAAAGCCAAACGCCATTTTGTCGAGCCTGTAGCTCTGTTCGTGTCTTCACTACAGCAGGAGGCCTTATGAACTCTGCAATCAATAACGCTGATTATAAACACCTGCAACAAGTGCAGTCTTTCTATGATCCGGCTTTAAGAATTCTTGATGAGCTGTTTAAGCGTAATCAAAACAATCTGCGTGACCGTAATCAGGACGTAAACAACGCAGCTGTACGAAAAACTGATCTGGCTGAGCAGCTGGCGCGCCGTTGCCGTCTCAATAACTGGATGGCCAGTGAAGTGGTGGCGAGTCTGGTGAAATCAGGAACGGTTGAAGCATTTGGAGGCTATGTGAAGCCTAAGGCGGGTGAAGTATGACAGCAGCTCAAGTAATCCCGTTTAAACAGCCTCAGCAACCAGTTAGAGAGGCTCGAATGTCTACACAAAAGCAAGAGGGCTATACAGACCTCCCTAATTTTATTTGCGATGAAGGTTATCTAGCTGCATTAAGTGGCGAGGCTATCAAGTGCCTGATTTTCTTAAATCGCCACATCAATGGCTTTCACCTGGAGCAAAAATCCATGGGTGAGGCATTAGTGATGAAAGTTACCGGTATAAGAGATAACCGTACCATACGCAAATACATGGCTGAATTGGCTAAGTATCAACTGGTCAGTATCTATAAAGAAACTGGAAAAAGTAATGTCTACAGTCTTACTTTCGAAAACCGTTTACCTATTAAACCAGTAACACCCCATGTTAGTGGTCAGGAGCAACCAGTAACATCTCATGCTACTGGTCAAAACCTAAAACCAGTGACACGCCATGTAGCTGCATCTGATGTACCGGGTACATGCCATGCTACTGCACCAGTGACATCACATGCTACTACCACCAGTGGCATGGCATGTCACCCTGTAAAAGAAATATATTTAAAAGAAAATATTAAAAATATACATACACAGGTTCCGCCTGAAAAATCAGTGGATGAGGTCTTAAATCTCTGGACTCCAGATATCAATCAGCTCAACGCATGGTTGCAACGTTCAGGCGTTATGCCAATGACTGAATCCTTGGTTCAAGAACTGCTTCTTGAAATCAACGCTCACTACGAAACAAAACTCAAAGCTGAGCTGATCACAGATACCCAGATGTACATGAATTTTGTGAAATGGGTAAAACGTAGCTTTCAGAGACCTCCTGTAAAAACCAGATCCTCTGAAAACCGTAACTCGAAAACTAATACAAACCTGAACGTCAACGAAGCATGGAATCAAATACCAGCTGTTGAATACGCAGCAGTGGAACAGGTTGAAATCCCGGAGGACTTTGAATGAACGCTATGGCTATGCTCACAGGTGGACTTCAAAGCGTCCAGGAACTGTGCACTGAACACAACATTGCAAAAGTGAAAGCTGGACCAAACCAGATCTGCCCGCAGTGTGCGATTGAATTGGTAAATCAACAAAATCAGAACCGTCAGCACGAAGTAGACCAGATGGTTCGTGAAAAACATTTTGCTGGCGCTACGCTTCCAGAACGTCATGCAGGTTCACGGTTCAAGAATTATACCGTTAGACATGCAGGTCAGCAGAATGCAGTAAACAGTGCTGTCTCTTACGTTCAATCTATTTTGAGTGGCGCTAAAAATAACTTTGTGATGGTTGGCAAAACCGGTACAGGAAAAACTCATCTGGCTTGTGCCTCAGCGCGTACGCTACTCACCAGAGGCATGTATGCCCGTTATATCACCAGTGAGGAAATGGCGCAGCGGATCATGGATGCATGGGATAAAAAGAATCCGGACATCACCGAGAAATCAGTGATTCATGAGTTTACCCAGTATGACCTACTAATCCTGGATGAATACGGACTGCATGATCGGGATAAGCGCCGTGAACTGGTCCATAAAGTTTTATATGCACGTTATGACCGTATGAAGCCAACCATGCTGATTTCAAACATGACATTACATGACACAAAAGATGGCACCGGAAAAACTATACCTGGACTGATTTCAGATTTGGGAGATCGTTTATGGTCCAGATTTCAGCAGGGTAGCCTGACTGTGGTCGAATGCAATTGGGCTGATGCTCGATTAGGGGGTGGGATGTGAATTACTACCTAGAAATGAATCTCGAGCAGCTTCAAAAAGAACATGCCGAACTGCTGGCCTTTAATGAGAATTTGGATCGTGAGCGCAACAAGTATCGTGATGATGCTCGCAAGTACGCCAAGAAAGTTCAGATGATTGCAAGCCTGTTTGTTGTGCCGAGTGATGACCACGAATTAACGCTCAAGGCTATTAAGACCATTGTGGAACGGGTTAGGGGTGGGGAGAAAAGGCTGGAAAGGGGTGGTGACCAAAACCTTAAAAATACAGCTCAAACTAATGAAAACACTGCCTTCGAGGGTGGTGACCAAAAAGCCTCGCGAGGTGAGTCATGATTAAAGGAACTTGGCAAATTGTGCAGTGGTGTCCTGATCTTGCGACTAGGGAGTGGCTAAATATCGGCGTGGGCTTTCGAGAAGCTGATAAGCAGCATTTTAAATTTTTAAGTGATTTCAAAAAAGTAGAAGCAATCTACAACTCCGACACAAAACACCATCTGGTTGCTGTGCTTGAATTGGTTAAGGGATTTTTCAGCAAAGGTTATTTTGATTTTTCACATCAAATTAAAATTTTAGAAATTGGATTTCAGCAAGGAATTTCGGTAGAGGAGAATCTAAACCGCTCCTACGAAAGGGTTGTGACATTGCGAGGTGCCAATGACAAGCATTTCGGCGGCTGAGTATAGAGAAAAGTATGGGGGTGGCGGCCAGCCTGCTACTAAAGCCAAAAAGAACAAGTTCAACGCCGTAAAAGTGGAAATAGATGGGCTCACTTTTGATAGCAAGAAAGAAGCTAAACGGTACATACAGCTTAAAGCTATGCAGCAGCACAAAGAGATCCGCGAGCTCAAACATCACCAATGCTTTGAGCTGGCACCTAAAACCAGAATAGCAGGAGAGAAAAGAGCAAAACCAGCATTGAGATACTTTGCAGATTTTACTTACTACACAGCAGCTGGAGAGTTCGTAGTTGAGGATGTGAAGTCTGCAATAACACGTAAAACCGCGAGCTATCGCAACAAGAAGCATTTGATGAAAACAGTTTTAAATATTGACGTTCAGGAAGTATAGGAAGGCGATTATGTTAGTTGAGAAATTTGATTTTTTAGAGTTTTTACGCCTTGCTATCGCCAGTGGTGCAGGGAATGGCAAAAAGATTTCAAAAGATATTGTATTGGGGGAAATCGCTTTACTTAAGCCGCATGCAAGAATGTGGGCTTCACTATTAGTGGAAAAAGTAGACTTTGAACGTATCGCGATTATTACGCCTCCAGAAGAACAGACGGAAACATTTTATAGTAAGTATGATTTTAACTATCAGTATGAGCGCCGTATTGCGGATAAACCAGGTAAGGTAGAGTTTAAACAGGGTGAAATTAGCTCTGCTGATTTTTTCCGTGTACGTAATATTTTGGCTGGCCAGATCCATAAAGAAATGATCAAAAATAACTTTAAGCCTAATAATTGTCAGGGTGATTTAAGCAATATAGCAAAAGGAATGGCTGAGGTAGTTCTGCGTGGCCATCTTTTCGTTAAGGCGATGTGCGGAGCATGCCAAGGTATAGGAAAACTTGAGATCTATAATGGTGAAGGTTATCCGTCAGGTTCAAAGTTTTGTCTAAAATGTGAAGGTACAGGTAAACGGCCATATACAATTAACGAAAAAATGAAAGTTGCTAAATTAAATCTAACTAAGGCTGGTTATAAATACGGCTATGAAAAATATGAGCGTTTAGGAGAGTCTATAGTTGCTCAATGGGAAAATGAAATTAGAGATAGGCTAACTCGCTCATTTCATTTTGAGTTCACAGAAGATAGAAAAGTACTTGCTTGACACAGACTTAACACTTGAGTATAAGTATTTCTAAAATGGGCGTTTTATAAATTGATCGCCCGGTAAGAATTTTAAAGCTCGCATTTGCGGGCTTTTTTATTTACTTAATAAATCTTTTTGTAGTCTCCCAAACCGTCATAATTGATGCCCAGTTTGCGATTAGAAAGCCCAATGATTTCAAAGCCGTAATCGATATTGTATTTTTGGCCTGTCGAAATACGATATTCAAGTAATAGCTTGAAGTTAATTTGATCATCTACTAAATAATTATCAATGTCTTGCTTAAGCAAGATAATTTCAAATTCTTTTTTGTCATTCGGCTCGAAAATAGTTTCTCTCAAATGACCTTTATGGAAAGGCAATATACTACTTAAATAAAAGCTGGATACTTTCTCTCCATTATTTTTTATAGAGATTTTTATAATTAAATATTCATCTTTAGGTAAAAAATTATAATCTTCATACAAAAAGGCACTTTGAAGATTTCTTGAGGGCTTACAACTCACAACTATTTCAAATAAAGGTTGAGCAGAATGCTCACGCTCTTTTTGTTCAGCTTTTAAAATTTCAAGCTGCTCTCTTTGAAAATTTAACTGTTCAACAATGGCTAGATTACTTTTAGCTAAAGCTTCCCCTTGCTGTTTATATCCTAAAACAAGAAAAAGGAATGCTAAGGGTGCAAAGATTCCGGCAAGAAAGTCACCTAGTTCATTAGAATCAAGCATAACTTTTTGTGAGGGATTGCCTAACCAGAATATTAGTGTATAAATAGCCACAAACAAGAGATAGGTCAAAATCCATAATTTTGTTGTTTTGAAAGATATATTTTTCATAATTAAGATAAATATTAAATTTTATTTATTATACATTGATCTTTTTAAATTCTTGTCACCACTCCTAAGTAGATATGATGAAAAAGTCTAATTAGCTGCTTCATGTTATAGTCTCCCCAGATAAGATGAATTGGCATGAAAATTTGTATCGTGATGATCTTGATGGATAAGTTATAGAGCGTCCGGGATTGATATTAAAGCATATATAATCAATAACTTATTATAAAAATACTTTTGCTTTTTTATTAAACATAAGATAGGTTAAGGGAATATTCTAAAGGAGTTTGTTAATGAATATTTACACGCCCGGTTTCACTTTTACTGTTTATCAAGATGGTATGTCGAAAGAGTTAACCGTACAGGATTGGCTCGCTCCAGAGAACGATAATCCTGATCTAGTCACTAGAATGTTTAAAGATTCATTTGGAATTTTTTACTTATTTGCTCGTGGCAAATTTTATGAAATGACAGGTGATAAAGTTCAAAGTAATAATGTTTGGTATAGGATTTAAAAGATCTATGCCGTACTCAATACATAATATTTTGTTTAATACGCCCCTTTTTAAGGGGCTTCTTTTTGGGGGAAACATGAACACAGGAAGTGTAATGAACTCAAAAACTTTGCTAAACCAACTGATTTAAAGCGATATTATTGGGATTGACGCAACCTGGATACTTGAATATTTTCGTTGTTCAAAATAATGAATATTGGGGTTTGATATGTTAATTAAAATTGATGATTATGTTCTAAATACAGATAAAATCACAAAAATATATGTAGATAAAGATGGTAAGTATGTGGTTGTTTACTTCTCTGAAAATGACAAAATAACATTTAACTTCCCTCATCATGAAAGCCAGCATAGCTTCTTGGAGAGAATTGGCTTAAAAACATACTTTGCTTAAAGCTTAAGATTTACAAGGCCTCCTTCGGGAGGTTTTTTAATGGGTATAAGTTATGGATATAGATCAGTACAAAGCCCTAACCCGAAAAAAGCCATTAAAAAAGGTACCAAGAGCAAAGCCATTACCTAAAGCAACTCAAAAATATCTCGAAGCCCAAGAAGAACTAGAGCGGATTCTGGATATTTTAGAAATCAAATTTGAAAAATGCTTTCACTTTAAATCTACCAAGCACTGGCGTTTCGACTTTCATTTGATCGAACACAGGATCTTAATTGAAATAGCAGGCGGGCCTTGGTCTGGTGGACGTAAGGGAAAACTGAGCAATAAGGCTTGGAGCATGGATCGTTATGATCATGCTGAAGAGATGGGTTATAACGTTGTACGTTTGGAATCAGCTAGCCGTTACAAGATCAACGAAGCTGGACCATTGCAAATAGAATCCAGTCATGCTCGCCAATGGCTTAAACACTTAAAGAGGCATTCATTCAATGGAACAGTTCAGACCATTCCCGCCGCCGGAACTGATTGATCAGGCAGAGGAAGAGGAAGCAATCCGGTTGGCACCCGCCGTTGAATTAAAAGAATGGGTGCTTAAAAACTTTTTAACCTTGGGTGGCCAGCTGCACAATCCGGACCATGATCATATCGCTGAACTGCTTCATGATGATGAAACCTTCCTGGCATTTGCTTGGGCTTCATCTGCGGCAGTAGCGAAAAAACGTATGGTACTGGGCCAATGTGAAAAGGTGATGTTTAACCAGGGCGGTTGGAAGAAGGCTAGACAGGAACAGCAGATGCGGGACTGGTTCGGCTATGTACCTGTTTATCTCATTACAGTAGATGCAAGCTTCTGCGAAAACTCTAATGATCGTGAGTTCTGCCGTTTGATTGAGCATGAGCTTTATCATATTGGTGTTGAACGTGATGAGGACGGCGAAATCATTTATAGCGATATGACCGGCTTACCAAAGCATTACTTGGCTGGCCATGATGTCGAGGTGTTCTTTGGTGAGACTAAACGCTGGGGAGCTGATGAGTCAGTTAAGCGTTTACTGGAAATTGCGAAGAATGCGCCGTTTGTGTCTGAAACTAATATTGCTGCGTGTTGTGGAAACTGTGTGATTGGTTAGAGCTGAAAGGCTCTTTTTTTTGCCTGTTTTGTTTGACGTAGTATGACAACGAGGTGGATATGGCAGCCTTAAAAGAGCCTGTAAAAATATTTATAGTTCAGTCTCTTGCTTGCCGTGATACACCTCAAGAAGTTGCAGATGCGGTCAAACAAGAGTTTGGGATAGAGGTGGATCGCAGACAATGTGCTTCTTATGATCCGACTAAACATGCAGGAAAAAATCTAAGTAAGAAATTCAAAGATCTTTTTCAGGAAACTCGTCAGAAGTTTGATGAGGGACTGATTGATATTCCAATTGCCAGTAAACAGTACCGTTTAAAGCAATATGACAGACTGCTCAATAAGAATAAAAGTGCGGTAATGGCTCTGAAAATTCTTAAGCAGGCTGCACAAGACTGTGGGGACCAATTTACCAATCGTCAAGAAATTACCGGTAAAGGCGGTGGACCTGTCGAGACTGTACAAAATCATATTTCAAAGGACAGTTACCTGAAGGCACGGGAGCAGGTCTTAAATGAATACTAACGATCCGGCACGAGAGCTGGCCATACAAATCGAAGCGCAAGAGGATTTGTATTTTTTCTCGCGTTATATGTTTAAAGAACGGCGTAAGTATAAATGGCTTCATAACTGGCATCATCGGGTGATTTGTGATGCCTTGATGAAAGTTTTTCGTGGTGAAACTAAGCGACTCATTATCAATATTCCACCCCGGTATTCTAAAACTGAGCTCGCAGTGATTAATTTCATGGCCTGGTGTTTTGGTAAAGCACCTGATAGTGAATTTATTCATGTCAGCTACTCAGCCAAGCTTGCAGCAAATAACGCCTTTCAAACACGAAATCTAGTACAAGAAGAATCCTATAAACGTGTCTTTCCTGACTTTCAACTACGTGATGATAGTAAGGCTAAAGACGATTGGAGAACTTCTAAAGGTGGTGTCTGCTATTCACAAGGTACCGGCGGTACGATCACAGGCTATGGTGCGGGAAAGCTTCGAAATACTTTTGGTGGGGCTGTCATTATTGATGACCCGCATAAAGCGAGTGAGGCACGCTCCGATACGATTCGTAAGGGGGTAATTGAGTGGTTTCAAGATACGCTTGAGTCTCGTACCAACTCACCAGATACACCGATCATTGTCATCATGCAGCGTTTGCATGAGGAGGACTTGGCTGGCTGGTTACTTGATGGAGGAAACGGGGAAGAGTGGGAGCATCTTTGCTTATCAGCTATTCAGCCTGATGGCACTGCGCTCTGGCCTGCAAAGCATACTATTGAAACGTTAAATCGAATGGAGCTTGCAGCGCCGTATGTATTTGCTGGTCAGTACAGACAGCAACCTTCACCACCAGCTGGTGGTTTTTTTAAACCTGATCATATTGAAATCGTGGAAGCTTTACCCGCTGATATTATGCATCAGGTACGTGCATGGGATCTGGCTTCTTCTGAAAATGAAGGTGACTACACTGCAGGTGTGCGTGAAGCAAAAGGTCGTGATGGATATATCTATATTGTGGACGTACAGCGAGCACAGCTTGGACCTGATGGTGTTGAAAACCGGATCAAACAGACAGCACAAGTGGACGGTAAAGCAGTATCAATCCGATTACCACAAGATCCGGGACAGGCCGGTAAAGCCCAGGCGAAAAACTTTGTCACGATGCTCTCAGGATTCACGGTCAAAGCTGAAGCAGTCTCTGGTGACAAGATCACTCGTGCCCAGCCATTTGCTGCCCAGGTGAATGTCGGCAATGTAAAAATGCTGAAGGGTGACTGGAACAAGGCATTCATTGAGGAATTACGAAACTTTCCCAATGGTAAATATGATGACCAGGTGGATGCTGCTAGTGATGCGTTTAACGAAGTAAATGAACCACCAATAGCCAAACCCGCCACAGGTGGCTCACGTATGTTTTAAGGAACAATTATGGCAAAGGCTAAAAAGACTAAAACTGAAACAGCCAAGCCTCAGTCTAAAGGCTTGATGACCAGTGTAGCGGTAGAGAATCTTGCTTTTACAATGGGTCGTGCTGCTGATGTCGATGAGGTATTGCGTCAGGCTGGACTTTCTCGGCAACGTCTTTCGGTCTTAATGACTGATGATGAAATATCACAGGCAATGGAAACCCGGCTTGATGCAGTTTTAAATGCGCCGTGGCGATTCATAGAAGATCATGGTGAACAGACCATTTTCTTAAAAGAGCTTTTTACCAAATGGCATTTTGAAATTGTATCGGGTGCATGGGAAGCGTGTCCCTACGGTTACTCAGTTTTGGAAGCTAATTACAAGATTGATGAGAATAACCGGTTTACCCTTGCCGATATTATGGTTAAGCCGCTGGAATGGTTTGAACCTAAAAATAATGGTGAGCTGATCTTCCGTAAGCCTCAGTCCAGTACTGAGGTAAATGTGTTCAAGACCTATCCGCTCAAGTTTTTTCTGACACGGCGTAAACCATCTTTCAAACAGCCCTATGGTGAAGCATTACTCACCAAGCTTTACTGGATCTGGTTTTTTAAAGCTGGCTCAATGAAATTCTGGGCAAAGTTTCTGGAGCGTTTTGGTTCACCATTGCTGGTAGGTAAATCAAAAAATACCGATGTTATGGTTCAGGCCCTAATTAGTGCTCATGCACAATCAGTAGTGGCTATTGATCCGACTGAGGATATAAACACTGTTGGTACTAATTTCTCTGGTGCAGGTAGTTCTGCATTTGAAGCTTTTGATAAGGTCATGGTCCGCCGTGTCCAGAAAGTTGTTCTTGGCCAAACAATGACATCTGAGAATGACGGTGGTGGCAGTAAGGCACTTGGAGTGGTGCACAATGAAGTCAGGATGGACAAACGTAATTCTGACTTACGCATGATTTCACCGACAGTCCAGGAACTGATTGATGCTCTTTGTATCCTCAATGGATTTGATAAGCATACGATCATTCTAGGTGGTGAACAGGATCTCAATGTCAAAGTGGTCGAGCGGGACTTGAAGCTTAAGGATCTGGGTGTGCAGTTTAATGACAAGTACATCATTGAAACCTACGGTATCAAGCCTGAGCATTTCAAGGTTGGGGTAGCTTCAGATATC